AATAGGTCCTACATTAGGAAATGCTTCAGGTGTTATACCTGAGTTGTATGCAAAATATGTATCTAAGTTGTTTGGCATGTCACAATTCCATGTGTCTGTCCATGTTGCTCCTGTACATGCATTAGCTATAGTTGAAACTGATGATGATGTTCCAACAGTATTTATAAACTCAGTTGAGGTTGCCATTGCAAAAGCATTAGGATAATCGTTTAGTAAATTAAATGCTAATCCAATTGTAACGTTTGTGGTTTGTGCACTAGGTCCGCCTGTGCCTGTAAACGAGCTATGAGTGAAAGTAACATCTAATTCTAGTAAACCACCTGCTATTAAATTTATATCTGTAAAATCTATTGTAGCAGCTGAATCAGCAATACTTTGAGTTCCTGAACTAGAATCAAATGTGTAATCAGAACTAATTTTGGTTTCAGTCAAACTATTTTGACCAATATCTTCAGTTTTTAACTCTATACTATAATCTAAATCTATTGGTTGTCCTGCATAGTCAACCATGTTGTATTGCTCAAAATAATTACCATATATCAATCTATTACCCATCATTGTTTGAGTAGTAGCTTTTAATGGAACATTGTCAAATAACCTTCCTATTTGGTCTGTTGTAAGTACGGTAAATATTTGATTGCTATCAAAGGTAATTGTAACATCCTGATTGTCAGTATAACCAAATTCAGTTTTATTAAAATTATCAATTACTTTTATAACATCATCTCCTGAATTTTTAAATAAAACCTCAACACCTTTTACTAAAGGTCCTCCTGTATTAAATGTAATCTCAACTCCATTTCTACTATTTTGCATTCCTTCGTTTAGGTAGTCAGAACTTGACAAACCAAATGCACTTGGTATAAATGCTGCTTTTGACCATTGTGAAGTTGCTGAAAAATCATTATCTCCATACTCATATCTATATGCAAAACAAATAAGTTTATCTTCTAAAAATGTATTTTCACCTGCAGCTGTAAACATAGAAAACGATGGACTTGTTGTAGGTGGCTTCTTTATAACTAATAATGATTCAGCTGTAACTTGGTCTACATTACCAAATGGATTTGGATAATTTCTTTTTACATTAATAAATCTTGGAGGATTATAATTGTCTGTAAAAAAAAGTAAGTTTTCAATTTTGTTTACACTATGTATTAAATAGGCAGGATTAAAATTTAATATAGTATTTTGATTTCCTAGACCATCATCCATACTTATAACATGATAAGTAATTATATCAAATTTTGCATCATATGACACAATCATATCCATTTTACCTGCTGCACCTACAGTATATGCAGGGTCATGAACAAACCAATAAATAGTCTGATTGCTTCCGTCTTCAAATGCACCTATACATCTAGCTTGATTGCTAAGTTCAGTACCGTTAAATGCTAGTGTTGTAAGCTGTGTATTTCCTTTTGAATTTTCTACAGAACCTATTTCTGAATCTTCAGTAGAACCAAGTCTTACATTTAAAGCATCTATGTATTGTCCATTAGGAACTAAGCGTTCATCAACGCTTTTGTTCATTTTGCCCTGTACGAAATTTCTTTGTATTTTTGCCATCTTACTTTATCCATTTATCTTGACCTCTCATATTTTGTAACAAACGACCCGGATGAATATTGCTCAATCTTAATTTCGCATTTCTTAATAAAGCTAATTTTCTTTTTCTAACTCTATTTACAATATATTCTTGAACGCCTAGTTTGCTATTTAAGATACCAAATTCAATAGCTGCGTAAATGTACTCTTCAAATAATTTATTAACAGTTACTTTTGAATCATCTCCATTTTCCATACCATCTGAGATATATTCTAAAATAGCTAGTTTATCATTCATAGCAGAACTAAAGTTTATAACTCCTGCTTTTTTATCTATGGTGAACGTAGGATTTGCATTTGCTGTTTCAGTATTTAATCCCCATGAAGCACCTATAGCCATGTCAAAATACCAACAGCCATCTAAACAATATCCCCAATAACCATCATAGGGTGCACCTTGATTTAAATATTGTGTTTTTTGAACTCCTGTTAATCTTTGTCTTGTAAGCTCAGAATATTCAGGTTTTAAAATAGCTCCTGTGTGGTCGAATAATATATTTCCTTGATGGTCTTGCAGATATGCACTAGCTGAATTTATTTGAACATTTTCAACTAATGGTCTAAGATATCCATTGTAATACATAGAAACTCTTACCCAATTAACATAGTCTTGAGGTAATATATATCTAAGATTGTCTGTAATTTGTAACTCTAATGCTTTTATTTCTTTGAAAGCATCATAGTTCAATTCTTGTATTGCTCTTTTTGCATGAAACAATATTTTAAATCTTTCCTCGTTGTTAACTAAAGAATGGTTTCCATTGTACATCAATAAGAAGTTTGTCACTATATCTTCTAAACTTATATATTGATATGACCCCCAATTAGCATCTTGCGGATTGGTATTGTTATTTGTATAATATTGATAATCTGAAATATAAGCCATTATTGTTCATCATTTTTTTCTATCTGTTCTTGTCCTAAAGCAAATTGTACAACATCCGGTTCTCTAATTTCCATACCTGAGAATTGTAATATTTTATTTACCAAATCTTGAAAATAATCTAAAGGCAATTCAAAGTCTTGATAACTAGCTGTTACGCTAAATTGTGGTTGTTGAGCTCCACCTAATGATACATATGTCCATTGAGGAGTTTTAGGATATCTTATATATTGTGACTGTACCATGTTGGCAGCATTAATACTGCTAGGATATACAGTCATTACACTCCCTTCGGTTGTGTATGCCGGATAAGTTGTTGTTGGTGCTGTGTATAAAGAATTATTTAGTAATGTAATTTTTGATTGACTTACTCTTTCTGCTTCACCGGTAAAGGTTGTACCCGCTGCATCATAACATAATACTTTATTAATAAAATAAAAATCAGACCCGGTTGATGCCGCAGATGGCATATTAAAAGTATTATTGGCAATATGAGTCAATGCTGCAGTAACTGAAAACATATCAATTACTTCAACAATACCTTTTTTAATATCTGCATAACCTGTTCCTGAACCTCTCAAATTTTCCTTATTAACTTGAGAATTAAACTGATAGAATATATCTTCAAACAAATCTAATTGTGCTTGTTGAGCATATAAATTAAAATCTGCAGGTGATAAATAACCATAGTTATTTTTATTCAGTATTGCTAGAACAGCATCATATACCTGTTGTATCATCTGTTATCTTTTTTACAAAGATAAGCAAAAAAAAAAGAGGATGATTTTTTCATCCCCTTCTTATATTACTTGTCTTCTAGACGTTTTTCAAGCAGTTTCAATGCTTCAATTCCATCATCAGATTGAAGGAAAGATGACACTATATATATAGGGTCTTCACCATATGGGATACTAACCATTCTTTTCTTATTTGAGGTAGTATTGAAATGCACATCTTTTTTACCATTTCTATAAACTAACAGTTTATTATCAAAAAATAATTGAACTTTAGAATATAATTTTAACATAGGGTCATTAACCATGTTTACTAAATCTGAAGGATGTTTTCTTGCAAACACCAACATATCTCTTTTTAATTCAGCTGTAGTTAGCTTGTTTATGTCACCAAACAAAACTCTACCTATAGTTTCTAGTTGTGTTAGTGTCATTTCTCTTGCTAAAATCAATGCATCTACTTCAGCGTATAATGTCTCAACATCTTCAGCTGCTTCTTTACCTTTGTCAACTTCTTCAAAAACACCACCGTTTTGTGGATGAATTGAAAGAAACTCTTGTAACACTTGGTTTTCTTTAGGAACAACTAACATACCATCTTCAAACACAATTGGTTCTAAAATAACATTGCCGTCTTGTTCATCAACAAATGGTGACTTTTGGTTTCTTGCATAACGCAAAGGTTTATTTACACCTGTTTCATTATCAAAATACATTAATGGGAATCTTCTACTGTGTTGTGTAGCCAACATAAAAGATAAGGGAAATTTATTGCCTACTAAACGGTAGACCTTATCTACAAATTCTTTTGTCTTTTTCATTTTATTTATAATTTAATTAAAGTTAAAAAAAAAGGGAGGAGGTTAATCCTCCCTTAATTATATATATACTTCTTATGACTTAAATAAGAAGAAGTTGTTAGCACCTAGAACGCAAACACATCTTTCAGATAGGAAGTTAACTTCCATTGCATCTAAATCTTTGTTTGAAGCTCCACCTGCAGAACCTGTAATCCAAGACTTATAACGTCTGTCTTCAGCTTCTGAAGCTCTATATCTAACATGTAAGAATGGTCTCTTAGCGTTTTTACCTAAAATTTGGTCATAAACTGTAGTAGAACCTGCAGGAACTAATAGTCCATTGATTGCTCCACCAACTAAACCACCTCTCATTGTTGGGTCATTAAGGTATTTCCACTCAGACTTATAGAAGTCATAACCTCTTCTAAATCCTGTAAATCCTAAGTTTAACGCCATTTCTTCATCATTGTCAAATAGTCCATATGAAGAACCACCTGCACCATATGAATTTTGAGCTGCCAACATATCATCAATGTCAAACGAGAAAGCTCTGTTTACGAAAATTACATTTTCTTCAATAGAACCTTGCTTGTCTAATCTTTGAATGATGCTGTCAAATCCTGCTAAATCAGAAGGATTACCTGCACCCCATACGTTACCTCTTTCTTCTACAACGTAAAATACACCCTCAGAACCTTTGTTACCTGCATCTGCATAAACTGCTTGAGTAGCAACACCTGAACCTGCTTCTGCCGGTACAGCTTCTACCATAGCTGTTTCTAGGTAATCATCGAAACGTAATCTAGTTTCGTGCTCTGATTTAAGATACCATAAATAACCACTTGCTCCATCTTCTGTTTGAATTTCAATCCAACCGATTTGTGCCATATCAGAACCTGATACTTGGTACTTGTCTTTAAGAATAATTGGAGAGTTTTCAAAAATGAAGTCGTTAGAAATTAATCCACCTTCCATTCCAACAGTTCCTTTTTTAAATTCAGAACCATAAATGAAAACTGATACTGTACCTGCGTAAGCTGCTAAACCTGCTGCTTCGTACATTGCTACTGTAAAAGTAGTTGCTGTAACTGCAGTTACGATACCTTTGTTGTTTAATGCAGAACCTGCTGTATCATCAGAAATCATTACTGTTTGACCTTTTCTGATACCGATTTGTCCTGCTGCACCTGCCGGTGCTACTGAACCTGATGGTTGTCTTGCAGGGTCAATTTGTGCTGCAGGAACTGTAAAAGTTTCTGAAGCTGCACCTGCACCTGCACCACCTAAGACACAGTTTACATATTTAATATGTAATCTACCTTGCTCTGCCCATTTGATAAGGTCAGAGTTAGAAGGCATTTCTGCTCCTACCATTCTTAAGAATGATGAAACAGTTCTATTACCATATCTCTCAAACTCTTTTTCATAAGTATCAGGAAGATACTGATTCAAAAAGTTAAATTGAGCATTGGTAATATAGTTTGACGACAACGCTACCTGTTGAGCACTTGGCTGCAACTGAAACGTTGGACTTGCTAATACTGCCATAATTAATAATTTTTAATTGTTACTTATTTCTTTTTCATACTTTTAATCTTCAAACCTCGACCCGAGTCGGTGTTTAAAGCTCTAACTTTCATTCCTCCTTGAGTTGTTGCAGTTTCAGGAGTCTTGCGAATATCCATACTAACATTTTTTGTTTTACGGACTACATCCTCAACTCCTTCTGCTTGACCTAATTCATAAAAGAATTTGGCAAACTTCTCAGGATTCATAGCTAGTGATAAAGCTCTGTGGTAACCCTGTGCATCTTTCATCAATCCTGTCTCTTCATCCATAAACTTATTTATGAAATTTAAAACATTAGATTGTTTTGCTTTTAACTCAGATGCATCACCCGGACTATAGGTAACATTTTTATCGCCTACGGTAAACTCAAAACCTTTGAACTCACTTGAAAAAACCTCGTTAGTTTTTTTAGAAAACCATTCTTGCTTTTTTCTAGTCGCTTCCTCATTACTTCTCACACTCTTGAGATATTGTTCGTACTCTTCTAGTTTTTTATTGTCTTCAGAACTAACAACCGAACTTGACTCAAGGGGTTGTTTGTATTGTTCTTTCTGTTCATTAAAATACTTCTTAGCTTGAACAACAGCTCTCTTCTTTGCTAACTTCCTTCTTTTGACTACTTTTTCATCGTCTACATCTTCATCGTAAGCAAATTCTTCTAGTAAAGCATCCACATCTTCTGAATCTATAGCTTCATCAGTCGCCAAATACCATTCGGCTAACAAATTATCAGGTTGCATTTCATCGAAGTCTCTATTCAAACGAACATAATCTTCGATTCCTCGACCTGTTTCTTTTTTATATTTTAAGAAAGATGAAACATCTTCAGGTAAAACCTCTTGCTCTTCTCTTTCTTGCATTAACTCATCAAACGAATTGATGGTTTTATTATATCTTTTTCCTAAATACTCTAAAACAGCATTATCATCTAATACAGGAGTATCTTCTTTTTTCTCTTCAACAACTTCTTGTTCTTCAACAACTTGCTGTTCAGCTTTATCTAAAAGCTCTTGTTCGACTTCAGCTTTCCCTTTTTCAGGTCCACTTACTTCTCTTACTTTAATATTTTCTAGATTCATTGGATTTAATTTTAATTTTTTACAAAGTTAAACAATATGTTATAATTATTTTAAGCTATTATCTTGGGTCAAATTCTGATAAATTGAAGCCATCTAAGCTATCCTCATTTGATTCAAAACTTTGAGGAGGTAAATTATTTTTCTTCTGATTTATTAAATTTGATTGCTCAGTATTTTGTTGACTAATTCTATCAGATTTTGCTTTTTCCCTGTCTTTTTCTCGTTTAGCTAAAGCAGCATCTTGCTGTCCTTTTAGTTGCATATTATAAGAGAACTCTTCTTGCATCAAAGAACGTTTCAATTCAGCTTCAACTTTTAGCTTTTCTATTTCAAATGCTATATCTGCTTGTCTGTATTGCATTTTCATTTGACCTTCAGCTTGAATTTTTTGCATTGCTGTTTGTGCAGCCATTTGCTGAGACATTTGTTGTTGCTTTGCAAGTACAGCTTGTTTAGTCATTTCTCTTTTTTCGTCTTCGTCTTTTTTTCTTTTACGTTTCATTTTCAACAATTGATTTGCTAGTTTGATATTTCTCAAACCTCTGATATCAATTGCATCTTCTAAGTTAATATCTTGTTTAGATAAAGCCATTTGTATATTCTGTTCTAACATGGCTTTTTCTTCCTCATCAGGTGAAACTTCTATAAATATTCCGAAATCATATATATATAAATCTTTTATTTCATTTAATATAGAAACATTGTATTTTCCTATTTGATTTATAAACTCTTCTTTATAGTTAGAATATTCTAAAACATCTGCCACTCTATATGACAATGCTTCTGCAAGAGTTCTATATATATATAAACTAGCATCAAGTATATGTCTTGTTGCAGTATTGGAGTTAAGTGCAGCTAATTTTTGAACACCAACTAAAGCGTCAGGATTTGGAGTAGAGCCATCTCTAGCTTCATTCAATCCTGTAACAGTTCTAATCATATCCATATAATGATTATAGTTGGTTAAGAGCATTTGTGTTTTACTTGCTCCACTATTAGAAGTTAGCTGTTGAATCGGTACTCTACCGTTGTTAAACTCACCATCTTGAGTATAACTACGACCAACAACGCTACCTGTTTGAAAATAGAGCCGTAGAGCGTCTTCAGGGTTGTAAGCGTTAC